TAATACTACTTATTTATTATTATATTCCAAGAAAGTTCTTTTAACAATATATCTAAATACAAGTCTTTTTGATTATTTTGTTTAATAAATTCATGTAATTCTTCAGTGTCAATTAATACCCATGTATTTTCAAAATCAAATACAATTTTATCAGCTTTAGATTTAAAATGGCCTACTTTACCATAGTCCTCTTCTTTAAATTTTATTATAGGACTAAGATCAAATTTAAATTTTTGATTAGATTTAGATTTAAGTATACCCTCAATATGCCAATGTTCTTGTTGAACTTGTTTTTTAGTGGCATGCTTTATATCAATTAATTGATTTTCAAATTTCATCTACCTTTTGTCTTTAAACCAAGAAGGTAAACCAATGTGAGGTCTTCTATCAAACATATTTTCTTTTGATCCATCGGTTTTAGAATTATTATAATGTAAAAAAACTTGTACACAATTTTCTTTTGTAAATTTTTCTCTCCAATGTTCTAATTTATCTCCCCGATAAACTAACATATCGCCAGGATCTAAATCAACACAAACACCTGAAGTGTTGTCTGAAGTATATACACCATCTATTACCTTACCTTTTTTAGGATTTGGTTCAATAAAAATTGGCCACTTGTCTCCTCCAAGATTTAAAGTTGTAGACACTTCACAAGAAAATCTATCTTTATGTCTTTTTAACTCGTCTCCAAATTTATATATTCTTGCATAAGTATAGTTAGGAATTAATTTTAGACCTGTAGTTTTTTCCATAAGAGGTTGTAATTTTAACATTAGTGTTTCAAAAGCTATATTAGAATATTGAGAATATGTATTTGGAATTTGTTCGTTCTCACTTTCATAAATACCTAACATAGTTTCAAAAGGTGAAATGTATCTATGCTGCATACATGTATCATAAACTTGTTTCTGTATCATAAAATAATTATAACAAAAATTTGCTAAATCACTTGAGATCGCTTTTTTAATTACACAAAATTTATCTTTTTTAAATGAATTATATTCTTTAGTCATTATTTTAACTATTGATTATATACATCTCATACATTCTAGTATAGGGTTTTTTAAATTAATTTCAGGACAATTAAAATTATCCACAAAAGAAATTAAAGTTGTTCTATCTTCATTACATTTAGTATCATAAAATTTATCAGCTGAATGATATATTTTTGAATCAAAAACTAAAAGCCTATTAAATTTTGATTGAATAGTTAAAGTTTTATTAAATAAATTATTATTTTCTTTCAAAAAACTAATTTCTTCTTTTGTAGAAATTTTATTTAAATAAGCCTTATGTTTTTTTTCTGTATGTAACTGTGATCCAAAAGTTTTTGGTTCCCATAAAGATGTCCCACAATCAGTATGTTCACTAAGATATAAAATAGCAGTGAATTGTGAAAGATCATCATGTACCCAACCTTCGTTGGAACGACTTTTACCATCTACCTTTTGAAAAAAGGTACCAGCGTTAAAATAAATTTTTTCATAGAAATTAGGATAAATTAATGCAAATATTTTTTTGTGGAAAAGGTTAAACAAATCAAAATTAATTTTATCTAAACTATCACTTCTTACACCAGGCCATTATCCTCTTGGAGCTGAAGTAAAATTACATGATTTACATATATCTATTATTTTTTCTGGATTTTTAAAAAAATTATCAACTATTAATGTAGGTATCATTTTATTTTAAAATTAAAAGCTATAGAAATTCTTTTATTAATACTTTCATTGTTAATTACATAGTGTAACAACCAACCTGGAAAAATTAATAATTTTCCAGAAGTGGGTACAATTCTCCATGTAGTGGAATTGTATTCATTCCAATTATTAATCTTATCATTTTCTATAATATATTGCAACTGTTGTACAGGATTTAAAAACTCAATTGATGAAACTTCGTCAGCTAAAGGATAATAAACAGCAGCAATTTCTGTTTTTGGATGTAAATGAGGTTTAGTGATTTCTTTTGCATGATTAATATTAATCCAAGACCAAACACAAATAACACTTGTTTCTTCTTTATATCCTAATTTTTCAGAGACTATTTTTACGTGGTTTGTGACTTTATCTATTAATGGTTTGAAACTTAAACTATTAGGTAAATCAACTTGATTGTGATCAGAGGGGTTTTTTATTTCTTTTTTAGCAGCTTTTATAATTTCTTTATTATCTAAATTTAAATCTACGTCGTAAACAAAACTGCTGAATATATTTTGAAACATTACTAATTATGTATTTTTTTTAAATAATCTAAAATACTTGATTCTTTTTTTATATTTATAAGAGCATTTTTTTTAGAATTATCTAAATTTTTACTTATATCTTTAAAATTATTTTCATTGTAACCACCAACTCTTTTTAGTGAATAGATATCAGTTGGACTCCAATTCATTCCTGCAGCAATACAATGAAGACCTCCTGTTGGATCATGGTGATAACTAACATCTCTGTCAAAAGCCGCTCCTTGAAATCCTTTAATATGAGATTGTTTTAAATCAATCAAATCACTTGACCAAGTTTTATTTAAACAGTGTCGCCAATAAGGTGTATCATTCCTGTGAGATAAGGCATAATGTAAAGCAACAAATTCAGCAAATGATTTAAATAATCTTTTACATGCATAGTTAAAATTATCTCTATCCCATTGCGAAAAATCTCCTCTTGATAAATTTCTAATTAACTTCATTAAAAACTCATGTACTGTAAATAAACCATTACTTTCAAGTGGTTCTATAAACCCAGCAGATAAACCAATAGCTACTACATTTTTAACCCAAAGTCTTTTATGCAAACCAACTTTCATTTTAATCTTGTGAGCTTCAATATCATCTTTTTTTAAAAATTTTTTAAATTGTTTTAAAGCAGTTTCGTCATCAACAAATTTACTTGAGTAAACGTAGCCAGTACCTATTCTTGACCATAAAGGTATATTCCAAACCCAACCGTTTTCAATAGCGGTACAGTTTGTGTAAGGCACTAACTCTTTCTTTTTATTTTTATAATTTATTTTGGTAGCCCAAGCAGAATCATTTGGAAGCATATCCGAATAAGAATCAAAAGGTTCTTCAAGTGTTTTACCTAAAAGTAAAGATTCAAAACCAGTACAATCAATATATAAATCTGCTTTATGTTTTTTATTTAAAGAAACAATCCCGTCTTCATTTTTTTCAATAGTTTTAATATCCTCAAGAATATGTTTTGTTTTTTTGCAATAATTATTTTTTAACCATAGACCAAATTTTGTTGCATCAAAATGATATGCATGTCTTAGCTGAGGATTAAATTTATTTTGATTAATAAAAGCCATTTGAGTTGGGTAAATGCAATCAGCGTAATCACTATTGAGTGTATCGGGATAAACAAATTTTTTAAACCACCAATCATTTAAACTTGCTTGATTTTTCTCAATTTCTGGAAAACCAAAGGGGTAATGAAAATATTCTCCTTTTTTATAAAAATCAGTAAACTTAATAGATAGTTTATAAGAACCATCCACATGTTTTAAAAAATCAGAATCTTTTATACCCAATAATGTCATCCATTGTTGAATGTGTTGTAGGGTACTTTCTCCGACACCTATTGTCTTAATATTTTTTGATTCTATTAATGATATATTATAATTTGGAAACTGTGATTCTAAAGTTGCTGCAGTCATCCAACCTGCGCTTCCACCACCTACAATAATTATTTTCATCATTTAAAAGGATATCCAATATTCCATACAACTAATGAGTATCTTGTACCAGCTGTTACAGGTTTAACTCTATGCCAAACAAAAGAAGGAAAAACAACAATTGATCCTTTAGGCAATATCTCTTTTGATGTTAGGACATGTTTATCTTGATCTCTTACATTAGGATCATAACATCTAGGGTCAAACTGTAATTCACCTCCTGAATACTCAGAACCGTCTGTTAGTTGACAAGTTACAGAAAGTTTTCTAACCATGCCGTGTTCAAGACTACCTGGTTTATTATAAGGCATTTCCCAAGAATCACAGTGCCAATCATAGTATTGATTAAGTTTATATTTTGTAAACTGACAAGCTTCAGATCTTTCCCATTGAAAATTCCAATTAGCATCTATATTAGCCTTATTTACATAAGGTATTATTTCTTTATAAATCCAATTGTCTTCCAACCAAACTACGTCTGATTTTCTTTTTTTCTGCAAATTTAAAATTTCATCTGGAGCTAATTCAGCTTTTTCGTAGTCACCAGTTCTTGCCATCACTTCTGGTTTAGATAAAGCGTATTTAATAATATCGTCACACAATTTAGGAGGTAGAGCAGATTTAAAAGACCACCAATAATTACGCAAATTCATAAGTTATTGTTTGAATAAAGTTTAATTCTTCACTTGTGTTATGAGATATAAAATAAAGTTGTGTAGAAGGAAACATTACAAAATGATTATTTTTTAATTTAATGTCAATACTTCTTCCTTTTCTTCTATTATCATCATAATAAATTCTAACAAAACAAGAATTCTCTTCAACTTTTACTCCATATAATAATATAAAATCAGGGGCATTTTTTAAATCTGAAGGATCAGCTTGAATTAAAGGGTATGAAAACTCTTTTGGTTTATAAATACTACCCCAAGTATTTTTATTTATTAAAATTAAATCATGTTTTAAACGTGCATATTCTATTACATTTGTATTTAATTTGTCCCACTCTCTAGAAAAAGGAAATTCTTTTCTCATAACATCTGCTGTTAAAATATCAGAAGCTATTTTATCTCTATTAATTTCCCAACCTTTTGGTGTTATTATTTCACCTTCAAATAAACTTATTTCCGACAGTATTTTTTTCTTCATGTATATCTTATATCTATATTTTTATTCTATTTTTGTCAATAAAGCACATTATCTTTCCATTGTTTTACACTGAAAGGTGGCCAAAGTGCAAATTCCGCTGGATTAGAATAAGATCTTTGCATATCTAAATCTGACATTTTACTTACCTCATCTAATGCTAAATTTAACTCTGGAGTATTTGTTTTTTGCCATAGTGTCTTTGCTTTTTTCCAAAAATTTGTTTTATAAATAGACCCTGATGAATAATGATATAAAATAAAATCTTGCACTTTATTAACAAAAGTATTTATTTCATTTTTGGTATTCTCTACAGTGCTTCCATTAAATAAAAAATTATAATAAAATTCACATATTCTTAGATACGAACCCATTGCTGTTGCCTCTAAAGGTTCTAAAAAAAATAACCTATTACCATTAAGTAAAACTCTATTATCTATTATAGGTTCTTTAGCTAAATACTGCTCAAAAGGAAATACAAAATCAATGTTATCAATATTAAACATTTTTTTAAAATTGTTTTCTGCATTTTGTGTTGAAGTAATTTTTTTATTAAATAAATAACCAATAGAAGTTTTTTTGGGTAAAGGAATATAAAAACACCATCCATCAGGAGTAGCTATACATCTTGTCCATTTTACATCATTTTTTTTCTTTGGTGCACTTGCTAAAAGTGCACAATTTAATGGATTAATTAATTTTTTATAGTTATTTAATTTTTTTGGTTTGCCTCTACAATCAATAATATAATCTGCATCAAGCTCATCATAACTTTTTATATTTTCATCTCTTTCTTTAAAATCTATTTTTAAATTTTTACAAACATAATCTTGAAATTCATCTGGACTAAAATGAAGAGCATAAGTTCCTAGAGGAAAAGGATGAAAGTATTTTTTTTCTTTTAAACCCCAGTCTTCATACATAATCCCTAATTTAAGTGTTGTAGGAAAATTATTTATATAATTAGCACCAAAATTAAAAAATAATGAATTTGGAAATTGTAATGTAGTACCTTGTCCAGTAGGCACTGGTTTAATCTTAGAATCATAAACTAATTCTATTTCTACTTTTTGTTTTAGTGTATGTCTAAAATGAGCAAAATGCATTGCAGAAATACAACCTGCATTTCCTCTTCCTAAAATAATTAATTTCATTATAAGTATGCTTTATACTTATAAGTAATACACTATGGATTTAAATTGTCAAATAAGTCCCAAGACTGATTATCTTCATTCCAAATGTAACCCCATAAATTAGTTCCCGATAAATTTTGATTTACCTGTTCTTCAGTAAGACTTGGTTGAGCTCCTATTGGGGATTGCCAATCAACTTCACTAGAATTTTTAACCCACGATGGAAAAGGTTTTGGTGGCCAAAATAATTGATTTTGTGCATCCCAAACAGAACCTACTGTCGCATAATTTCCTCTAAAAACTTTTGATTGATCTGCTGATACTTCTCCATTTTCATCAAGATATTTTCCATTTCTTGTGTTATACGAAGTTTGAATCCACAAATGAGCTGGCCAATTGTTATTTTGCTCCAAATATTGTTGACCTACTGATTCTGTTTCAACACCGTTTTCATTTAAAACATCAGAATCATTTACCTTTAAAACAGTAAGAACTTCATTTGTATTTTCGTCTATTTTTGCAAAGTGTGCCATATTTTTCTCTATTGATATTTATATCTTATAATTACAACTCCAGCTCCTCCAGATCCCCCTGTTGCATTTGGACTAGCAGGGCCTCCAGCACCGCCGCCTCCGCCGCCACCTTTAGCTGCTACACCATTTCCAGCATTATAACTAGGCGAACCACTAGAACCTCCTGCTCGTCCTCCTCCGAATGGTGTTTCGGCTCTTCCAGGAGTAAAAGCTGGATATCCTGCTCCACCATTTCCTCCGCCGCCTCTATCAACATTTGATCCAGTAATACCGTTTGTTCCTCCATTACCACCAAGTCCTGGTGATCCCGTTGGTCCTGGCCCTGAAGATCCTGCAGTAACAGCGCCGCCGCCTCCGCCTGCTCCTTGGTCAGAAGTTCCTCCACCAGGAGTTCCTTGAGCTGGACTTACCGGTGGTTGGTTACCTGTTCCAACTGATCCTTCGTGTGATGCTCCACCACCTGAACCTCCTGGGCCTCCAGGTCTAACAGCACTCCAAGCACCGCCTCGACCTCCGCCTGCACCAGTAATTGAATGGAATGTTGAACTACTACCATTACTTCCTCCACCAGTAGGACCTTGACTTGCTGCACCACCTGATCCGCCTCCGCCAACGGATACGGGATAACCTGTTACTGAAACAGGTCTAGCTGCAACTCCAGGGCCTCTAGGGCTTACTGTATAAGATCCAGTTGTAGTTCCTGCAGATTCTCTATAACCTCCTGCACCTCCTGCACTACCTGCGACTGTGGTACCTCCTGTACCTCCACCGCCTCCACCGCCTCCAATAACAACATAATCTACAAAGTTATTAGATGGGACGTTTCCAATTGCAGTTACATTAAATGTTCCAGGGCCTGTAAATGTATGAATTTTGTAATCTCCTGAAGTAGATATAGTACCACCTGTAGCAGTTATATAAGTAACATTTGTAGCTCCTCTAAATTGACCAATAGAAATTTGTCCTGAACCTGGAATTGGGCCATTAGGAGCAGGTGCTCCTGCGGGTACTAAAGGGCCACCAGCATAATATTCAGAAAGAGATATTGGAGGTGAACCTCCAAATTCAGTTTGAATGCTAGACAATCCAACGTCTGTAGTAGGGACTGACATTTATTTTTTCTCCTTAGTTAATTTTTCTACTTTATCAGATAATACTTTAACTGCTTCAATTAGTAAACATGTAAGTCTGTCATACTTTACAGCTTTAATACCATCTTTTCTTTGAGCAACAGCTTCCGGTAAAACTTTTTCTACCTCTTGAGCAATTACTCCGACATCTTTTTTTCTAACAAAATAGCCATCTTCACCACCTTGTTTTTTAATCCATTCATCTTTCCAATTAAATAAAACTCCATTTAATTTTTTCAATGATTCTAATGGATCTGGAATATTTGTAATATCTTCTTTTAACATAGCGTCTGAAGAATAAAAAGCTGTTATATCATCAGTAGCACGTATTTGTCCAGTAGTT